GATTCAAGAAGAATTGGTGAGATACCATCATAACTTAACCGACCTAGTCTTAAACGCATAATTCTTTGCAGTTTTTCTTTTAATTTAACTTTTTCTTCTGTTTCTAGACCATTATCTATTCCATCAATCATTGATAAAATGGAATCATTTATGTATTTCGCAAAATTATTTTTATCAATAACACTTGGTTCATTCACTTTAGTTTTTAAAACAGCAATTAATTTTTCATAATTTATTTTTGCTGATTCTCTATGTATTTGAATTGGGTCTACCCTTGCGACAGGTGCTCGTCGTTGAAAATCTGGCTTGTTATTTTCATCTATAGGACAAAATATAAACATTTGACTCATATCTGTTACATTACTCACATTCCATTGATTCAATGGCTGATTATAATTCCTACAAAATGCAAACATTTCACTCATATCTGTTACATTACTCACATTCCATTGATTCAACGGTTGATTAAAACTTCTACAATTTAAAAACATTGAGTTCATATTTGTTACATTACTCACATTCCATTGATCTAATGGCTGATTATAATTCATACAAAATGCAAACATTAGTTCCATATTTGTTACATTACTCACATTCCATTGATTCAATGGTTGATTATAATTAGTACAAATTGCAAACATTTCACTCATATTTGTTACATTACTCACATTCCATTTATTCAATGGTTGATTAAAATTATTACAATTTATAAACATTTCATACATATTTGTTACATTACTCACATTCCAATCATTCAATGGTTGATTATAATTCTTACAAACTGCAAACATTTCACTCATATTTGTTACATTACTCACATTCCATTTATTCAATGGTTCGTTAAAATTATTATAGTCGTAAAATAAACGTTTCATATTTGTTACACGACTAACATCCCATTTCCCAATAGGTTTGTTTTTTAAATCTTCTGGTAAATCTGACTTGCTTTTTATATATTTATCCACCAATTGTTTTATATTAGAATCGTCTATGATTGTTGAAACTGTATCTTCACTCATTATTGACTATATATATATATGAAATAAAAAACGTTAGTTGTTGGTATCAATTTACACGCTAAAATACCCTTAGATATAAACGGTTGTCCTATAACTAAAACTATACTTCCAAACAACTACATCATTAAATTAAACATTGTAGCACCAGGTATTCCTAAATATCAACAATTTCCAATTATAATCATTTATGTGAAGAATAAAACTCGTAAAAATCCAAAGAAAAGGTATCTATAATGGGCGTTTTAAATGTGCAAAGGTGTAATAGAATTTTTGTCTCATTTTTCTTTCTGGTCGGTGTAATTTAATTTAATTTAATTTTATAAAAAACTATTTTTATTAAAATCTTCATAAAAGTTGGTCCATGTTTTTTTGTTTAAAACTGCATTATAAATATCTTGAATACTTTTTTCTTGTGTTTCTTTATTTTGTTCATCCGGTTCATAACCAAAATGCTCGTAAAATTCTTCTTGATCCATTATTTTATCCATTCTTTCTGCCCAAATAGGTGTATTTTTTATGTATTTTACCCAATCATTTAAGTAAGCTTGACTTATATCTTGGGTTTCTCGCTTCAATTTGAATAAATGAAGATACTGAGAACCATTGATTGGAAACAAACAAGCAAGTGATAAAATTTTATAAGCTGGTAATAAAATTTTGTTTTCTTCTTTATAATTTAAATTCACTTCAATGGTCTCATAAATAACTAATTCTTCCGGACTTGTTTGTACATATATATTCTTTCCCATGCGCTTTTTCATTTTCTCTCCGTAATGATATAAGATATAAGAAATTAAAATAGTTTTAGTATCTACCGGTATGTTTTTGTTATATATTTTTTTTTTCATTTTTGTTTCATCTAATTCGAAATAAGTTACCATTTTCTCAAATAATTTTTTTTCGGTTTGCGTAAAATCAAATATTTGGGTTATATCTGGTTCTTTATCAGTCGTTCCTTTATCAGTCGTTCCTTTAAATAGGTTTTCAATTATATCATTTTTATCAACATAAGTTTGTCTTAATGTGAAAGTGTCCAAATTAAGAGGACGAGTCAAAAGGTTATTGATAATGCAGCCAAGAATGCGTGAATCTTTTTCAAAATCTTCAAGTTTTTTCATTTTTTTTAAAAGATACATATGAAATGCTGGGTTCATAGAGGCATAAAATTGATAATAAATATCCCATATAAGCTGAATTAGATCGGTTTGGAAACCAGAATAATACAATTCATAACCCCAAAAGAGTGCTTCCTCATCTTTTTTGTTTAAAAGAGCAAAGGTGAGCGCCAATTCGACTTCCTCTTTTTCGTATAAATATCTAGTAAATACAAAATCTTTAGACATGATTTGATTAATTATTTTAATATTTAAATTAAGTATTTTAATATGCAATAATTAAAAAAATTTCAATTTTATTTCTTTTTTATTTTTTATAAATTTTTAAAATATAGGAATAATATATAATGAGTGCTTGGAACGATTTCGTTAAAAAAATATACCATGAAGGTCATAGCAAAAATCCTAATTATATGTTTAAGGATGCCTTAAAGGATGCTAGTAGACGCAAAGGAGAGATGGGAGCTTCCAATAAAATGAGTGTATCTGGTCCTACAAAAAAAAGAAGAATGACCAAGAAATCTAAGAAAATGGGCCGCAAATCGCGCCGCAATAGAAGTCATTAAAAATATTAATAATAAATAAAATTGATTTTAACATATTTATTTATTATTTACAAACAAATACAAAATATAAATAAGATAATGGAATTAATTGCAGAGCCAGATATTTATTCTCCTAGCATTGATGAGAAAGGAAATTACGTAGACAAAGCGCCTTCTTTTCACATTATAAAAAAGGGTCTTATGTGTCCTTGTGGTGCAAGAAAAGATAAGGTTTATGAAACAAGCTCGGTTTTTTATGCTCATTGCAAAACCAAAATGCATCAAAAATGGCTCGCACACCTGAATCAGAACAAACTGAATTATTATGTAGAAAATGAAAGTTTGAAAAAAACGGTTGAAAACCAGCGCATTATCATCGCCAAATTAGAAAAGGATTTGCAAAATAAACTCGTTATTATTGACTTTTTGAATCAACAGCAACTTATAAATAAAAATTCTGCTTCTGTAACCAATTTACTCGATTTTGATTAAAATAATTATTGTGTTAAAAATTCAATTAATTTCTTCTGTTGTTCTTCAGAAATTGATTTTACAAATTTCCAATTTGGATAATCATAATACAGTCGTTCAAATTTTTTTTGTGTGTCTTCGATATTCTCTCTTTGCGTCGGATCCGGATTTAAATTCTGTGTTAATATTTTTGCCCAGCCATTGAAAAAAATATCTTTTAATTTAAGAAAACGGATTGTATTTCCAACCAAATACAAGTATAAAATACTCAATGCGAAGTTATCCCATGTATTCGCATAGCTAATTACTTTTTCTATAATATCATTTAATGGTTTATTTATATAAGTGTTCAATAAGTTTATCCCTGCATACCGCACTTTTTCCTTATATGAATCCGAAAAAAGAGTGAAAACTTGCATCGTACGCATATAATGATCGACAATTTCTTCGACATGATAATGAGATAAGATTAGACCTTCGTTTTTCAATAAAAAATAAATCATGTGAATTTCCAAGGGTTGATTCGAAAAATTATTGAGTTTTTGGATGTTGTGAATGAAATTCTCTGGAGTGTTTCTTTTACTGGTTTGAAAAATGTGATTAAAATGTTGTAATAAAGGGACATGATCATTGATATGATAAAGAATACTTTTGGAAGAAAATCCAAAATAACATAATTTATTTTTTTCCAGATTTTTAAACATATTTAGTAAATAAGAATAGGAATATTGTAAATGAAATACAAACTGAGTTGGATTGTGGTTGAAATGTAATAAATAAGTGGTCAAAGGAATATAAGCTTCATGTTTCTTATAAATAAATAACACATGTTTATTATTTTGAATAATTTTATGTATATCATAATCATCATGTGTGGATATTTCAATAAATTCCATTTTTTCCGGTAATAAATAGTAATGTTGGTTTATTCGTTTTAAAAGTTCAATAATATTCATGTAATTTTTACATGAATCATCATACAACTCGATGTATGTTGTTTCAATTATTTTATCATCTTGTTTTTTATAATTTCGAAAAAAAATATGTCTTTCTATAACATCAACATTTATGCTTGAAGAAGACATTTTTTATTGTTTTTATTATTCTATTCTTCTATCATTGTTTTTATTATAAAATAATTTAAGATTGTTATTTTTTTGTTATTTTCACTTTGTTGAAAAAGTAACGGTTTTTATACATTTTCTTGATTTTATTAATAATTTCTTCTTTGTTTATAATACCTTCTTTTAAAATATCTGAAATTTCTTCTGTTAATAAATCCTTATTTTCTCTACAAAATTCTAAAAAGGCAACAGATGGTTTTTCTTGCTTTTGTTCATTGGTTAAATTATATCGAACATGTTGGTCCATAGTTTCCAATAAAAGTTTAGATAATGCTTTGTAACTACGTGTTGTTTTTGTTTCATGTGTTTCATGTGTTTCATTAGAGGTTACTGAATATGGTTTCTTTCTAAAATAATAACGTACACTCTTAAACATTTTATCAAGTATATCTCCTTTGTAACCTAACTTTAAAAGACGTTCCACTTCTTCATTGATGATATCTTCATTTTCTTCATTCCATTTTTCCCAAGCTTCCTTGAAATCATGACGATGATCATATTGATGAATTATCGAAAATTGATACAACTCTTCTACAAATTCATTTGTAAATTTAAAACGATAAATATTATTATTTGTTATATTTAGATTGTTATCATTATTCTCTCTACAATTCTCCGGTAAAAAGGATTCGGTCTCATCCAATTCTCTATCTCTAATTCTGCAATCATCTGAAAACATTGGTCCATCATGATTAGAATTGAAATATGTAGAATTGCATAACATATTTGTCTCAACATTTTGTAACATATTATTTGTATTATATCGTATTGTATAGTTATTATTTTGAAATGCTTTTTTAATTCAATTTTTTTAATAAGTTTTTTAATTTATACTTTTAAAAATTTATATTTTTATTTTAAATTTAAAAATAATTTATTTATCACAACATTTTTGCTATATTTTTGATTATTTTTTTATATTTGGTTCACACATCTTACGATGGCGCCGCAATCCTGTCCGTTCTTTATAAATTTTGTTACATTTTTCGCATTGAAATGCTGACTATTCTGCAATTAATCACTCACAAAAGTAACAATTCCAAAGCTACTATACTACATTATAAAATATCAGAATGTGAAAAATATATAAACTTAAGTAAAAATGGTATATCACAATTTTGCAGCTTCGAAATATTTTATAAGCAAAATATAATACAATTATATAATAATTATGCGTTATAATTTCAATATTTTATATAAAATATATAGTATATGAATAATTTTGAAGTTTTACAAGAGCAATTAAAGGTTTATCAATTCGATAAAAAATATAGATGTGGTGTAAATGGTGATGGTGGATATGTAGTAGCCGAACTTGATGGAGATTATGATTGTTATATTTCTGCTGGAGTGTCCGATGAAGAAAGTTTTTCACGAGATTTTATTACTAAAAACAATATGAATGAATATAATAGTTTTGGGTTTGATGGAACAATAAATCATTATCCCTATCAATATACAAAAAAAATTTCATTTATAAAAAAAAATATCAATTGTTTTAATGATGATAATAATAGTAATTTATCATTTTTAATTAGTAAGTATGATAATATTTTTTTAAAAATGGATATAGAAGGTTGTGAATTTCCTTGGTTATTATCTTTAAATGAAGAACAATTAAATAAATTTAAACAAATAGTAATAGAATTTCATGGTATAACAGATGATGGTTGGGAAATAAATAATATTGATAAAATCAATACCTTAAAAAAATTATCGAAAACTCATTATATTGTGCATGCACATGGTAATAATTATGCAAATATTATCAATAATATACCAAGAGTTATTGAATTAACATTTGTTAATAAAAATTATTTCAGTTCAAAACCAGAATTGAATACTACACCTTTACCTATTGTAAATTTAGATTATCCAAATGACCCAAATATGTATGATATCAATTTAAATTTTTATCCATTTGTAAATAAATAAATAGCTATTATTTCAGCATAATATGATAATATTAAATTTGCAAGTATACGTGCAGAAATAAATAAAGAACCGATGAATGAAGATAATTATTATGTTTTGAATAAAAAACCTTCGCATCAATAATCAATTTTTTATATAATTTTTAAATCATTTCATATAAAAAATGAACGGAGCAAGTACCTTTGTTCTATATACCCGACCCTTTTTAGATACTTATAGTCAGTGCTATAAGAATATTGTCACAATCAATGTGGTTCCGAGAGGGCCTTTGGCTCGGTTTGTTCGAAGAGTTCAGTTTCCTAGGTTAAGTGTATTTAAGGAACCCAGCGATTGTTGTGCGCGATCACCTTTATGTGGACTTGCGATTGGAAGAGGTTTTTTACATGTAAATAATAATTGTGGTTCTGGTTTAATGAATGTAGACGAAATTCCGGATTTATTTTCCTTTTTATTGTCTCATGGATACAAAATAGATACGAGCTTGACGAAGATGATTAATAGCGGGGATGTGCGTTTTAATACCGATAATGCGAACAAAATCATTTGTTTTGTGAATTATCTATGTTAAGCTATAATATTTTTGATTATAAAATAATTATAAAATTGATTTAATTTTTATATAAAAATATTAAATCAATTAAATAAACAAAAAAATGTCTGAACAATCAATATTTAAAGATCTAGATATTCCAATACCTCCTTTGGTTAAAACATACTCACTTGAAAAACAGCAAGAAATTTATGAATACTTGAAACAGATGGATGATATGCAAAAAAAGGCTTATTTAATCGCAATGAATCATTTGGGAACTTCTTTTAATATTTATAGGAGTAATGGGTTTAAAGAATGGGTAAAGACTAAATCAGATTAACTTAACATTAATAATATTTTCTTAATTTTTTTGTTCTACTACTATGTCTATATAATTTTCTAGTAACTCCCTTTTGCAATCCTCCCCCTCCTTGTGTAAATTGATTCACCGAATTCTCGGTTCGATTCAAAACGTCCGTTTTTTCTTTGATTAAACGGTTAAAATTTTTAACGGTTTGATTGATTGTATCTGACGTGCTTGTCCATACTTCTGTTCCAGCATTTATTGAGGAAATCGCAGCCTCAGCAATATTATTCGCAGAACGAATTGTTCCTAATACTATACCTACTCCAGGAATTTCTTCAGCGGTATTCAATATAACTTTTACACCAGCTTCTCCTATTTGAGAGAGAGCTTCCTTACCAGATTCCACTGTTTTATCAATTAACGGTTTAGTGAATGGAGCACTAGCTTCGACAGCAATTCCTCCTAATTCCATTAATTTTCGAGTAGTTTCAGGATTTGACAATGTTTGTTTCATATTGTCTATTTTTTGCTGTAAAGATGCCGGATCTTCTAAATCAACACCAACCAATTTACCCATATTATCTAAACTATTCACTGCTATACCTTCAGCTAATAATTTTGATTTTTTTATTACTGGAAAATTGTCTAAATTTATAAAATTGGAAAGCTTATTTTCATCAGCAACTTGTTGCTTGATTTGTTCAGCAGCAGGTCATTTGATTCAGAAACACCACCTCTCATTTTTTTCGTATAATTTTTCATATAATTTTTTGTATATTTTCTTGATTTATTCATAATATTTATTATTATATTATGAATAGCTTTTATTTTTTACTTATTTATATTTTTATCTATTTACTTATTTTCATTATTGGCTCGCATTTTTTTAAAGTCCGCAAAACTCATCGCATATTTTTTATCCACTTGTTTTCTCTCTACCTTTTTCAATGGATTGAAATTTGAAAACCGTCCTTCAAATGTATAACGATTCGCATTTTCTTTTAAAATTACTTTTTCAGAATTTTCAGAAGAAGTATTTATTTTTGACTGAGGAATGCTATTTTTTGGTGGTGGTGCTTTATTTACTCGTCCAGAACCAGCTTCCTTATTGTAACTTTTGAATTTCGCAAATACATTCTTTTTTACAGGTCCCGACTTATTTTCTGCTTTTTGCTTCTCTTGTTCTAGTTGTTTTTGCTTTTCTAATTCCTCCAACTTTTTCTCATATTTTTTTAATTCTTCTTCCATAATTATGTATAATTCAGTACAATGAAAAGTCAATACATATTTTCTAGCTACAACTTCTAAAAAACGATATGGAATAGTGCTATCACTAAAATAAGTAAATGACTCACGTTTCGCATTGTAATACATTGCTACATTACCTAAGGGTGTTTTTTCTATCACGAAAGAACTTTTTAAACCTTCTTCTTTTTGTTCTTTTTTTTCTTGTTCTTCTTTTTGTCCTTGTTCTAAACGCATATTTAAAACCTGATCTAAATATTTATCTTCATATTTGATTTCGGGTTTTTTTTCTTGTATTAGTTCTTGCTGTTCTTTTTTATTTTCTTCGTTTTCTTCATTCGAATATTTCGAAATATTTATAATAGATAATAAATTATGTACAACATTTTGATAATAAAATATTAAAAACAAAAAAAAAATAACATTAGGTGTATTTATGATAGTTTCTGAAATCATTTATTTTTATTTTGTTTTAATATGACGAAAAGTTTTTATACCTTTTCTATTATATTGTTTTTTCTCTGTTCAAATAAATCTTTAATTTCTTGTTTTAAATCAGGCATCTGAATCAATTCATATTCTTGTGCATCCGGATGCAAGCGTACCAAATACAAATCTTTTATTTTTTTTTCATATTTTTCTTCCAGAATAGCCTTGTACGTATTGAGTTGCAACGCGTAATGCCAGAAATTCGAATCAGGTAAATGACTTATTGCTTGTGTAATAGCATATTTATTAAAATGATTTACAGGAGTTATATCTTTTGCTCTTTTCCAATCATAAATATTTAAGGTACCATCTGGGTTTTCATAAACCATATCGATCGAACCAGCGAATTTAAGATCTTCATGATAAATCATCCATTCGGTGCGATAGGGCTTGAAATGAGGTGTGTCTTGAATATATTTCAAGAAATAGGACCATTCTATACTTTCATCTACATTATTTTGCAATATATCCTCATCTAAAAGCAATGATTTTTTATAATAATGTTTATATAAATCTTTATGTGTATATCCAGGTTCTAATTCGGGATTATTCATAAAACATTCAATATTGAAATGCATGTCTGTTCCTGCACCAGATACTTGATTTTTATTTGTGTCCCATAAAAGTTTGATTTGTTCTGGAGTAAGTCCCCAATACTTATGTCCCTCTTTCCAGCTTTTTCCAGACATCATTTTTTTTATAATATCATCAGCATCAAAATGCGGAAAATGTGAGTGATTCCAAGTAGTAACAGAAGTATATTTTGAACCAGGATCTGTTTTTATAATGTATTTATGTCCTTCTTCAAAGAATTGTATATTTTGGTCGCGTGGATGTGCGTTTGTATTTTGTAAAACTGAATGTAATACTGATTTTTGCATTTATAAATATTATAAATTATATTATTTATAAAGTTTTGATTCAATTTTTTAAGTTTTTATTGTATATAAAATTACCATGCATACCAATTTGTACCGTCTGTTGTAAATTTTAAGCCTGTTACTGCAACACCATTTCCACCAAATACAAACCCTGAAGATTGATTATTTGTATTATAATATAATTTTTGATTAGTGTTGCTTAAAATAATATGTATATTACTAACATCTGTTGAGATTATGTTAAATATATAATTGTTATAAATACTTGAACTTGTTGAATCAGGAAAAGTGATATAAGGCTGATTTTTTCCATAATAAATTGAATAAAGTGTATTCATTGTGGTTCCTATAATATATGAATTACTACTATTATAAGTATTACCATTTAAAATTATAGAAGAAACAAAAAAGGTTGTTAAAATTCCAGGAATAGAAATATTATCGCTACTACCACCAATTATAATATTATAAGTACCACTTGAATCTGGTGTTGCATTATAACCTAAAGCAAGAGATAATTGAGTAGCATTTACTTTAATATACGAATTATCATTCGTATCATATATTTTATTTATATAATTAGGACCAGCTGGTCCTGTTGCGCCTGTATTGTTTGAAGTACCAGGTATTCCTTGTGATCCAGTATGACCAGTATATCCTTGTGGTCCATTAAAACCTGTTAAACCCTGTGGGCCTTTTGGTCCAGTTGGTCCAGTATATCCGGTTAATCCTTGTGATCCAGTATGACCAGTATATCCTTGTGGGCCTTTTGATCCTGTATATCCTGTGAATCCTTGCGGACCCTTAAAACCAGTTAAA